ACTCAACAACTTCTAAATGAATAGGTGATCAATGATTAAATTTGAAAGACAGTCGATTATAAATGATTTGAAAGTATCTACAGCCGAAGTTACTTTTACAAAGGTAAATGGCGAAATTCGTAAGATGCACTGCACACTGGATCCTAGATATATTCCAGCTCCAGTTGATCGAGAATATCTTGACGAACAACATTCTAGAAAAGAAAACGAAGATATTGTTGTAGTATGGGATCTACAAAAAGGAGCATGGCGTTCTTTTAGAGTTGATTCTGTTACTTACATGCAGGAAATTGATGGATATTGAAATATGAAAAAACTTGTTATGGTAGAAACACTTTCTCAATATCGTATGAGATATGTTGTTGAAGTTGAAGATAATATCGATCATGCTTTAGATGAAGTTGTTATGGAAGAAAACAGCGAAAATTTTAAAGAGTTTAGCCAAAAATTTCTACAACCTACTGTTATAGTTTCTCATAGAGAAATTACTAAAAATGAATATCTTAAGATGTTTGATGAAGATAACGAATATCTTAAAAATTGGACATATGAACAAAAACTTGGGTTCATTAATGTTATTGATTATGAATCGTAAAAACAACTAATGGAGTTATAATGTAATGTCAGATTACTGGGGATACCACCTTATTTTGGATGCAGCTGGTTGCAATCATGAAAAGATTTCTAGCGGCGAAAATATTGTTGCTTTTGCAAAGCAGCTTGTTAAAGATATCGATATGGTTGCTTATGGTGAGCCACAAGCAGTTAATTTTGGAAGTGGCAACAAAGCTGGATATACATTAGTACAGCTTATTGAGACCAGTAATATCTGCGCTCATTTTGTTGAAGAAAACGATACAATGTATCTTGATGTATTTTCTTGTAAGCCATATGATCCACAGGTTGTTGTTGAGTTGGCAGAAAAGTATTTTGGATTTACCAAGTATAACACTGCATTTTTGAATAGGCAAGCACCAACAGAATAAAGGTTATTTTATGATAACTGGATTTACCTGCAGTGCATTTGATTTGTTACATCCAGGGCATATTGTTATGCTTGAAGAATGTAAAAATAACTGCGACTATTTGATAGTGGGGTTGCAAACCGATCCCACTATCGATAGACCTTCTAAAAATAAACCAGTACAAACTGTCTATGAAAGATATGTTCAACTAACTGGTTGTAAGTATGTTGATAGAATTATTCCATATGACACTGAAAAAGATCTAGAAAATATAATAGCAACACTGCCTATAAATATTAGGTTCCTTGGAGATGAATATAAGAGTGTAAAATTCACAGGTAAAGACATTTGTGAATATAGAGGAATAAAAGTATTCTTCAACTCTCCAAGACTTTATAGTTATAGCTCCACTGATTTGAGAACAAGGACTAAATGATATGAGCTTTAGTGATAAATTTTTTGATGAAGTAATTAACATTGCGACTAAATTAGATAAGAGTAAGGTTGAAGATATTGCAAAAGAACTTGAATTTACCAGATCTGTTGGAGGTCGCGTCTTTGTCCTCGGAGTTGGCGGTTCGGCTGGCAATGCTTCCCACATGGTTAATGATCTCCGCAAGCTATGTGCCATTGAAGCTTATGCACCAACAGATAATACCAGTGAGCTCACTGCTCGGACAAACGATGAAGGTTTTGACACAGTCTTCGAGCAGTTTCTTCGAGTAAGCAAATTTGATAAAGACGATACTATTTTTGTATTGTCAGTCGGAGGCGGCAATGAAGTAAAGAATGTTTCAGTTGGTTTGATTAATGCAATCAAATATGCAAAGGCACAAAATGGAACTGTTCTTGCAATCGTTGGTAAACCAGATGGATATGCAGCTACTAATAGTAATGTTGCTCTTGTTGTACCTATCGTGGAGCCTTCTCGGGTAACTCCTCATTCAGAAGCATTCCAAGCAGTAGTTTGGCACTGCGTTGTTTCACATCCAAAACTTCAAGTGAACAAGACCAAGTGGTAAAGTCAGTTTTTTTTGATAAAGACGGTGTGTTATCACCAATGGTGGGCAACCATGGTGCATGGAACATGAAAGAAGTGATATTCTTTGATGGTGCTAAACAAGCTATACGTCAAATTCAGGATCTTGGTTATAAGACTTTCATGGTGACTAATCAACCAGATCCAGAATTGACAGATGAGTTTCACGATGATATGATGCGTCTATATATGATGTACTTTGGTTTTAATGATGTTATTTCTGCCAGAGTTCGCGGATCTAATAATTATAAACCAAACACTGGTATGGTCAATCATTTGTGTAGTTTGCATGATGTTGATTTGAGTAAAAGTTATTTTGTTGGTGATCGCTGGAGAGATATTGTGTGCGGTCACAATTCAGGAATGAAAACAATTTGGGTCAAAGATAATATATTCGATGAGTATGAATGCCCAGAAGAATATAAACACATCAAGCCCGACTATGAAGCAGAAAATGTTTATAGAGCATGTTCATTGATATGGAGTTTAGATAAATGAAATTATTTGCTGACGGTGCTGGCATGGACGGCATTATTGAAGCTGCTAAAAACGAAAACATAGTAGGGTTTACGACTAATCCTACTTTGATGAGACAAGCAGGCATTACAGATTATACTGATTTTGCTAAAACTGTAATTGATTATCTTTCTTATAATAGACCAGGAACTTCATTGAGTCTTGAAGTATTTGCTGATGATTATGAAAATATGGTAAACCAAGCAAGGATTATCGATTCTTGGGGTGAAGAATACAACTATGACGTTTATGTCAAAATTCCAGTAATGAATACTAAATCTTCTGCATCATATAATTTGTTAAGTAAATTATCTGGCGAAGGTATCAAGTTAAATGTTACTGCAGTATTTACAGAAAATCAAATTGATTCTGTTTTAGAAAATCTTCGACCAGATGTTCCTAGCATCGTTTCTATTTTTGCTGGACGTATTGCTGATGCTGGACAGGATCCAGAATATTATATTGATTATGCTGTAAATGCCAGAAACAAATTTGAAATAGATAATGCTGAGATATTGTGGGCTAGCACTCGCGAAGCTTATAATTATATTCAGGCAGAAAAATCTGGTGCAGATATTATTACAATGACACCAGATCTAATTAAAAAGATGAAAAATTTTGGTAAAGATTTAAATCAGTATTCGTTAGAAACTGTTAAAATGTTTTATGACGACGCTGTAACCAGTGGATTTAAAATATGAGTGGCTTCGAAGAAAATGAAATCAGTAAAAACGCATTTGGTGGAACAGAATTAGCAAAACGCAAATTAGCTAATCTTTTAGATCCAAACTTGCTTGATGAATTTCAAATTATTTGTTCTCGTCCTAGAGATTTACAAGAAGATAAAATTCGAGTATTTTGGTGTCACGATCTTCCAGAAGATCCAGAATCTGCCAAGTTTAGAGATCCTAATTGGCGCAATCAATTTCATAAGTTTGTGTTTATTAGTAACTGGCAGTATCAGCGTTATCAGCTAATACATGGACTTGATCTTGATTCTAAGTCAATTGTGCTTGAAACTGGCATTGAACCAGCAACAAGAGAAGTGTTTGATATGAAAGAAGATAAACCTATTCGATTGGTTTATACTTCTACACCACAGCGTGGATTAGAATTATTGATTCCAGTTTTTGAAAAACTTTGTGAAGTGCATGATGATATTCATCTTGATGTATTTTCCAGTTTTAAAATTTATGGATGGGATGATGCAGATAAACAGTATGAGCATCTTTATGATCGTATTCGTAATAATCCAAAAGCAACATATCATGGATTTGTTCCAAATGATGAATTAAAAGAACATTTAAACAAGTCTCATATTTTTGCTTATCCATCTATTTGGTATGAAACAAGTTGCCGTGCTATGCTTGAAGCTATGTCGGCAGGATTAATTTGTGTCCATTCTAATTTGGCTGCTTTGCCAGAAACTTCTGGTGGATTAAACATGATGTATCATATTGATTTGAATGATAAAATAAAACACCTTAATGTTTTTGCTTCCCACTTAAACATGGCAATTCAAATGGTTCGTGATAAACAACATATACCTATGGCAATATTCTCCAAAGAATTTGTTGACCGTAGATATAATATTAATTTGATCAAGATGCAGTGGGAAAATTTATTGTCAATTCTTAAAGATCAATATCCTACAGCTGAAAGCAGAGCTATTCCTAAACAACAATTTGTGTATAAAACATCATGATCATTTCAAGAACTCCTTTACGTATTAGTTTCTTCAGTGGTGGTAGTGATATGCCAGCTTTCTATAAAAAAGAAACTGGTGCTGCTTTGTCTGCTACAATCAACAAATATGTTTATGTTATGGTGCATGAAACACCACATATGGGAGAAAGTGTTGAGTTACGCACGATTTACGATATCGTAGAATCTCATGCTAATGTAGAAAAAATGAAACATCTGATCACCAAAGAATCACTTAAGATGTTTGATAAAACTAAGGGACTAACGATTGGTTCTATATCTGACATTTTCACAAAAGGTTCTGGGCTAGGTTCGTCTTCTGCTTTTACTGTAGGATTGATCAATGCATTGAACGCTGGCTCTTTTAATATTCCTACCAGAACTTGGTTGGCAGAAACAGCTTGTGAAATAGAAATGGATCGTTGCGAATATCCTGTAGGTAAACAAGATCAATATGCAGCTGCATTTGGTGGATTCAATTTATTTGAGTTCAATAAAGACAATAGCGTAGAAGTAAAGAATATTTTTCTGTCAAAAGAAACTATCGGTAAACTTGAAAGAAACTTACTTCTTGTTTATAGCGGATTTGGAAGATCTGCCAATGACATACTTCAAAAACAACAATCGGCTATGTCAAATCTTGCTAAATTCGAAATGGTTCGCCGTAGTAGAAATAAAGCGTATATAGCTAAAGATATGTTGAAGAGTGGGAATGTTGATGACTTTGGCAAACTTTTGCACGAAGGATGGCTAGACAAAAAAGCAGTCGAAAGTTCGATAACAAATACTTTTTTCGATAATATCTACGAATCAGCTTTGAGAGCTGGAGCTACTGGAGGAAAACTTCTAGGAGCTGGTGGAGGAGGATTTTTCCTATTTTATGCTCCTGAGGAAACTCAAACTCAAGTAAAGGAAGAAATAACTAAATCTTCCGAAGGAAGTTGTGTATTTTACGATTTTAGATTCGATGACAAAGGTAGTCAGATTGTTTCAATATCCTAAATAAAAAAGATTGACTAATATTCCATTTTAAGGCATTATATGACTATGGAAAATAATATAATTAACTTCCCCAAAAATAAGAAGTTTTCTTCTGAAAATGTTCTTACGCAAGAAGATGTATTGATTAATGTGGCATCGGTAAAATACAACCATGTAAATGAAACATTGGCAGCTGTAATCCCAATGTTATTTTCAAATATAGAAATAGCTGGATTTGATTTATCTTCTTTCGAAGATCACGAAGAAGATATTATGATTAAAGATGGAACTTTTATAGTCGAAGCTGTTAGATCTATACTTTGTAAATATCATGGAATCTATCATCCATTTCAAGACTTGGCTGAACAATCACTAGATAGATGCGATGATGATTCTTTTCTTATTACAGATTCAGTAAATATTGTATTTAAAAAAGATGAGAAGGATAGCGAAAGCTAAAATATTATGATAATTGTTGATATGAATCAGGTTATGCTGTCAAATTTGCTTATGCAACTAGGCAATCATACTAATGCGCAGCTTGAAGAAAATATGGTTCGACATATGGTTCTTAATTCTTTGCGTTCTTATAGACAAAAGTTTTATGAAGAATTTGGCGAATTGGTTATAGCATGTGATAATACTAATGTTTGGCGTAAACAGGTATTTCCCTATTACAAAGCTAACCGCAAAAAGAATCAAGAAAAATCTGAAATGGATTGGAAGGCTATTTTCGAATGCCTCAATAAAATTCGTGCAGAACTTAAAGAATTTTTCCCATACAAGGTTGTTGATGTTGAAACAGCAGAAGCTGATGATATTATTGCAACATTGGTAAAACATGTGACAGATCCAATATTGATATTGTCAGGTGATAAAGACTTTATCCAGCTACATAATTACACAAATGTCAAACAATATGATCCAACAAGAAAGAAATGGATAAACAACGATGATCCTGAAAAATATCTTTTTGAGCATATACTTAAAGGGGATTCTGGCGATGGTGTTCCTAACATTCTTTCAGGCGATGATTGCTTTGTTGTTGGTACTCGACAAAAGCCAATGACACAGAAAAAAATAGAAGAGTTGTATGAGCTTGGCATTGAAGGAAAAATCGATCATCCTCTCTATCGTAATTTCATTCGTAATAAACAATTGATCGATTTAAGTCAGATACCGATTGATTTGGAAATTAAAATTATTACATCTTATGAAATTCAAGAAGAGAAAGGCAGAGAAAAACTGCTACCATATTTTATCGCAAACAAATTGAAAAATTTAACAGAGCATATTGGAGAATTTTAATGCAAATCGGTATGGCTGAGTTTCTAGAAAAAGTATCGAAACTCAAGAAAAAAGAAGAAAAAGTAGAGGCATTAAAACACAATGATAGTTTTCCTCTTAAAACAATTCTTCAGGCAGCTTTTGATCCAAGAATAAAGTTTTTGCTTCCAGAAGGCATGCCACCATTTAGACCAAATGATCTTCCAGATCAAGAAAGCGTTCTATTAAGAGAATGCAGAAAACTAATTTATTTTGTTGAAGGTGCATATCCAAGCCTAAAACAAATAAAACGTGAGCAGATGTTTATTGAACTGCTCGAAAATGTAACCGCCGCAGATGCGAAGTTGCTTTGTTCTATTAAAGAAAAGAATCTTCCATACAAAGGCATAACCGAAGATATCGTTAAGGAGGCTTTTCCAGGATTACTACCATGAGCAAAGATATTCGCAAATTTCGTAAAAACGATTACTATGATGACAATGATGGATACAATAGCAGAAGCAATAAAGCTGATAAGAAAAAATTGCGTCGTATACAACGAGCAATAAAAACAAAAAACGTTGACTATTTGATGTCAGACGAAAATACGGAGAGAATGATTGCCGACATACGCTTTCATAAATAATGATACGGGCGAAGAGTTCGAGGAGTTTATGTCAATATCACAACTCGAAATTTTTCTCGAAACCAATCCTAACTTAACCCAAACGATCAATGGTGCACCTACAATACATTCTGGCAGAGGCATGAATAAACCAGATAACGGGTTTAGAGATCTTCTTAAAGATATGAAAAAGAAACACTCCAAAGGTATTACTAGGAGCACGATCAACACACATTAAAAGAGTACCCATGGTAAAAAGGCTGACAAGAAAAGAAAGAAGAATACAATCGCAGCAATCAGACCGAGAGGAAAATAGCCTAAAATTAAATTTTAAATTAAAAAATGTTGAG